ACCAAAGACAGAAGATGTTATCGCTTGGGAAAGAACTTATACAGAACGTGGTGTAAAAGTTCAGCAGGAGCTAATGTCAATGGAATCTTGGTTAGATGCTAACCCAGGTAAAAGAAAGACAAAGGGTGGCATGAAGAGGTTTATTGATTCTTGGTTGAAGAGGGCTGCCGAACAAGGTGGCTCTCCCATGGTTAAGTCTAAGAGTCAAAGTAGTAGAGCTATATCAGTTGAAGATAAGTTGGCTGATGTTAGTTGGGTTGAAAATGTGGAGGCAAAAAACAGAGCCATTAACTATTTCATAGGTAAATATGGCTATTACTTTGATGGGACTGTAAGACATGAAGACCCGAAAAATCCAGTTCAAGGGAAGACATGACTCGTTATTAGATGGAAACTATTACACCTATAACGAATTATCTGAACTAATAGGCTCTACTTATAACTGCATTAAAAACAGATTATATAGTAAGCCCTACTGCACAAGTGACGATCTCTATCCACCATATTCAAGAAGTGGAGGCAAAGCCAAGAGCAAGCCAAAAGAGATATGCAGACTGGAGACTGATGCGATGGTAATATCGCAAAACTATTTGAGGAGAAAATTATAATGCCAGCAAGAATAAGAAAAAGGTATGACGGCACAGAAAGTGATGTATTAATTAACGGGCAGTTCTACACATACAACGAACTTGCAGAAGCGTCTGGTATAACATATAAAGCAATAACTAATAGGCTAGGCAGAAGACCTTTTGTCACAGACAGGGATTTAGTGCCAGTCAGGGAAGCAAAGCGAAGAGACTATAGCGCAAGGAAGAAGCGCACTAGTGCTTTTGAGGATAGATGTGAAACTGTTATGAATAAGTGGCTACGAAAGCCTTTATGAGCCAAGGAGCATTTGTGAGATTCAACAGCAGGGGTGAAGTAGAGAAAAGGTCAAAATACCTGATTGATAACATGATGGATTGGGACTTCACTCAGCCCCTGGTTGTTAAGCTAGAGAAGTACCAAGACCCAAGAAGCCTTAGTCAGAATGCGCTATCCCATATATGGTACAGGGAGATCGCTAAAGAGATGCATAATAAGGGGCATAGGGTTGAACACGACAATCCTGAGTTAGTTTGGAAGATATGGCTAAAGAAAAGATTTCTAGGGACAGACACATATAAGATAGGCAAGCATGAAATATCTGAGCAAGTGAAGAGTAGTAGCGACTTAAAGAAAGGGGAAATGGCGCACTACTTAGACCAGGTATATCATTGGGCAATAGAGTTAGGAATAAGATTATCAATACCATTAGAGTGTGAGTACGCGGAAATAAAAAAACAACAGGAGAGTTAAAATGCTAAGACCTGAGACATTAATACCGTTTTGTACGACTGAAAGACAGAAAGAGATATTGAGCGCACTAGCAACAGAGTCAAACGTAAGCGAGGCTTGTAGACAGGTAAATTGCGATAGACGATATGCTTACAGGCTACTAAAGAAGCTAGAAGAGAAAGCAGCAAGCCAAGGTGTTGCTCCACACAGAGACTTAACACATCAAACAGCAGAGGGATTTAACGCAAAGCGTATCTCAACTGCATACAAAGAAGACGGATCAATTGCCCTGCAATGGGTTATCCAAGAGCCAGAGAAACGCGACCTAAGACAAAAGATCGATGCTATGGTCGATGGCTTGCGTGATGACCTGACTGGGTTTAAAAAGCCTGTTACAGCACCTAAAGAGGTTAATGAAGATTATTGCGCCCAGTACCTGGTCGGGGATCACCATTTTGGGATGCTTGCCGACTCCGACACTAAATTTGATGATGCTGACTGGGATGTGAAGATAGCGACTAAAGTCTTAGTTGATGCCGTGGATAGGTTGTCGAGTCGTGTTGGCAATGCTCACACTGGAGTTTTGGTCAACGTGGGGGATCTGTTTCATGCAAATAGTGGTGATAACAAGACTACTGCGGGAACACCAGTAGACGTTGATACACGCATTGGAAAGACGTTTAAACTTGCTGGCAGACTGTTCCAAACTATCATTGATAAGATGCTAGAAGTGCATCAAGAAGTAGTAGTAATTAATGTGCGGGGCAACCACGACAGCGATATGGCTTGTCACTTATCTAGTTGCTTAGAATTACTATATGACAGAGAGCCAAGAGTTAATGTGCTTAAAAACTATTCTAAGTTCCTACACTGGGAATGGGAGAATAATCTTTTTGTTTATCACCACGGAGACAGAGTAAAGCATGAGCAGATTCTCCAGGCTGTAGTAACCAATCTGGATGAAGAGTGGTCGCGCTGCAAGCATAGATATTGTCACATGGGTCACATACACCATCAAATGAGTAAAGAGGTAGGAACAATGCTTTTCGAGCATTTTTCGAGCCTGACTTCCACCGATCAATGGCACAGCGATTCAGGCTACCAAGCAAACAGATCAATGACAGCTATTGTTTATCATAAGAAAAACGGTGAAGATAGTAGAGTAAAAATAACAATAGATGGTCTAAATGATGAGTGATGATAATGTTATCAAATTTCCTAAAGGCGAAAATTACACACTTACCCGACAGTTTTGCGAGTGCGGTATCGTTCTTGAGTATTGGGTTGATTCTGATGGGTCTAGCTTTGGGCTGTGCAATAGCTGCCATTTGGGTGTTGGCGATGAGCTTGTACAGACTTCCGATGATGATGGTGAGACGAGGCACTAGATGGGTAAACGCAAAGCACCAACAATCGCACAAGAAGTAGAGAAAGCTGCGAAGTTAATGCAACGCTTGGTAAGGCTCAAGGCATCTGATGATCTTGGGTACTGCCAGTGCGTTACTTGCGGTAAAGTCGATCACTATAAGAATATGCAAGGTGGTCATTTTTACGGTAGGCGACATTTAATATTTAAAATGTATATCGAGAATTGTCACCCCCAATGCCCTGGGTGCAATTTGTATGGCATGAAAACTACTAAGATACAGGAAGCCTATCGCATCTACATGGAAGATATGTACGGTGCTAGACGTATAAGGGCGATGCAGAAGTTAGCTTGGAGAAAGCCACCAAAGTTTAACAGGCAAGATGTACTGGACTTGCAGAAAGAGTACAGAGAGCAGATTAAATACCACGAAGATCGTATTGGGGAAATATAGTTTACACTTCTGTTTATTGTGTGATACGATGTAATCATTAATCAATAAGGAGAAACAAATGACTAGATACTTTTACGAAGACTTTATTTACGCAAACGAAGATGTGTTGAGCAAAGCAGATAGCCTAATGGACATATCTGAAGAACTGCAAGATGAAGCAATACATATCTGGCTTAACAGGTTTGTAAGTTGGTATACCGATATATATCCTGCATCTTTCAATGAGGGTGTATGTAAACTAGCAACAGAGATGTTGTTTGGTAAAGCAAGAGCGCATAGTGCGTTAGTGTCAAAATTGTTTGTTGCAATGGCAGAGGATTCGCCAGACACTGATAGAGATGATTTGTATATGAGCGAGGCATTAGGTTACGTTGATGATACAGTTAAACTTGGTAACTTTGCAGATGTAGCTAGAGAAGACATTTATTTATATCTTGAGTCATCTATTAACAGTGAGCTATTTGACCAATTAGTTAACATTCAAGCGAGGGATAAATATGAACACTTTGAAGAATGAATGGCAAAGGTTAAGAGACAGTTACCCACCGTTAGAAAATGAGTTTGACAGAGAAGAAAGAACAGCATTTAATAACTGGGTGGAGCAAATGGGATTCGATGGACTGATACAGATAACGGGAGATAATAATGACAAAAACAAAGAAAGCATTTAAAGAAGTCAATAAAATGGCAGACAGAGAAATACTTAAAGCGCAGTACAGTGCTAATAAAATCAAAATAGAAAAGTGGCTAAACGTAAAAGTATATGGCTTTAAAAGAGGAACTATACTTATTTCAGCTTTAGTTATAATTGCTGCTATTTTCACAGCATCCTAGTATGTTTAACCCCTAGTAGCATGGAGTCTCCTCCCTCCTGATTAAGCTGGTCTGGCTCACCAGTGCTACACAACGAGCCATTACCTACCAACATACCCCCTATAACAAAATAACAGTAATGACATTGCATAATGTCTATATAATCGCGCCTCAACCAACTAGAGGCACTAATGAAACTTATACTTATACTCACTATTATCGCGCTGTCATTCATTGCTATTGATGATCTAAAAGTAAGCACTCCAAGAGAGCCAGAAGAAAATAAACCAAAAGTTAACAAATAGTGGTATAATATGCAGTACCTGTTTATTTCTTAGAGGTGAGATATGAGGCAACTGCAATTAATAAGTCGTATACACGAATGCGAAGAGCATGGATGGAGTGATTTGCTAAACAAGGTTGACCAGGTAACGCAGAGCTTAATCGATACGCCCTGTGCTGGTACGCAGATAAAGTCTGCTTTGATGCTATGGAGCAATGAAGTAGATGTTAGGTCTAGCAAGCTACCGCCAAGTGAAGATGAACTGGCTAAGAAGTTTCCTGCCATGAATTATCGTCAGTTCGGAGCAGAAGACTAAGGTGCTATAATCTTCTCTATGGTAAGAATAGAGAGTGATGAAGAGCTACACGAGGCTGATTTCGATCTTATAGAACGGTTTGCTGAGGCACTTATCGACAAAGATAAGGTGATGATGCAAGAAGTTCTTTATATGTTAGAAGATCGGATGGATTCTAATTGTGTCTGCTTAGAAGTAGATTGTATGTGCGGCAGTTGGTGATGGCTATCCCACGGCTATCCCACGGATACATTATGGAGACGTTCTATGGTTGTTAGCATGACAATCGATATGAGCAGCGCATTCGAGCATATGAATGACATAGAAAGGAATGCGTTTCCATTAGCACTTACATCAGCCATGACTCGCTCGA